AGGTTATCCTCTAACCATTGAACTGCTGCTACATGATTCGCATTACCATCATCATAATACTTAAAAAAGTTATGAAGATCTAATGTCATTATACCTCTTTACTGACACTAGAGATATTTATAAAATAACCGATTAATCTCCAATATATTCCAATGAAAAAATATCATGTTCTGGAATATCAGGATTCAACCATTCACTGAACTCAGATTGAATTGCTTGTGCCGATTCAATATCATAATCAGACAACTCATGAATACGATCAATTGCCCAATCGTGTGAGATACGAAGTGTATTTTCAAGTATAGTCATGGTATAAGGGGTGTTATCAATTTTTTTCAGTCTACCACTTTTTGACTTGGAATGCAAATCTAAATAGTCAAATAAAGAATTCTTATGGATTGGCAATATAATGGAACGGTCTTTACCGATGTTCCCAAAGGAATGGAAGGATTTGTTTACATAATTACGAATCTTACGAACAATAAAAAGTACATTGGTAAAAAACATTTCTGGACAAGACAAAAGAACAAAAAGACAGGAAGAAGAAAGACCGAAGAATCTGATTGGAAAAATTACTTTGGTTCTTGTGATGAATTAAAAGAAGATGTAAAAAAAATAGGTAAAGAACATTTCCTTAGAGAAATACTTTACCTATGTCCTCATAAGAAATCTATGAGTTATTATGAAACTTATGAACAATTTAATCGTAATGTATTGTTAAGTGAAGACTATTATAATACCAATATCGGTGGAACCTTTTATATGAGTGAATCTGAAAGAATTTATGGCGTGGTTCTTAAGTCTTCTAAGATTAGCTAAAGCCTCATCTTCAACCGGGACAAAGGTAGTCTACATAAAAAAAGAGGACTTGTCAAGCCCCCTTTGAATATGTTATGATGTGATCAATTCTGAGTTACATAATACTCAATCATATCATCCCAGGTATATTGTGAAAGATCATAACCTTCCTCTACAAGACCATTTACCCACTCTTGAATTTCTTCAGCAAGTAAATAATCCTCATATTGTTCCATGATTGTACCAATTGCAGTTTCATCCATTTCCATCATAATGTAATTTGCCTCGTCTAAGGTGTCTGCATGACCCTTAGACAGCAAGTAATTTAAAATAACGTCATAAGGTTCATATGATTCTTTAGTGGTTACAGGAGTTTTATTTTGCTGCTCTAATCTTCTCTTTTGTCTTTCTACTTCTGCCTTTAAAGCATTATCTGCATCTTTAGTATCAATTTTTGCTGTTGATGGACCTTGAGTTGGTGTTTGATCTTGTTTTTGTTCAGGTCTTGGTTTGTTTAATTGTGGCAAATCTAATTTCTGAATATCCTCATATCCAGACTGCCCTGGTTTTACTTTAGCAGCAAGAGTTGGATTTTTCTTTGCCCAAGATTCATAGTCTGGTTTTGCTGGTGCTGGTTTTGCTGGTGCTGGTTTTGGAGATCCTGAAGAAGGTGTAGAAGAACCACCGCCACCTGAAGAATTGGATCCACCACCGCCATCTGAAGGGGATGAAGATTTAGGTCCTACAATCTTAGGTCCTACAATCTTAGGTCCTACAATCTTAGGTCCTACAATCTTAGGTCCTACCTTACCATCACCACCTCCACCAGCAAGTTTTGCTCCCATGTATCCACCAGCAGCTCCCAATCCAAAGATCCCAAGACCCTTAGCAACTTTTGGAAGTACTTCTTTTGCTTTTTGACCAAAATCTTTAACTGATTGAACTGCTTTTCTTCCTTTAGGTCCGATTGCTCTTTCTAGACCAACTTTTGCCTTTGTAACCAAAGTTGGTTTTCCTTTCATAGCAAGACGATATGCTGCTTTTTGTGACAACATACCAGGACCTTTACTCAAAGCAGGTGCTCTTTTTGCGAAGAATTTGCCTGCAGATATGGCAAGTTTATCTGCCCACCCTTCAGTGATTATATAATCAAGAATTTCTAACTGTTCCTCAATATGCTCTTCGGAAACAGTGCTTTCATTAAGAATATTTTCATCAAAATTTAAATATTTTTCAATAATTTCTTCTTCCGAAGAATCTGCAAGAAAGGCAATTACAGCACTTGCACTATAACCCTCATAAACCATTGATAATGAAATCGATGACAGAATATCTTCTACAAGTTCTGTTGCTTCTTCATCATAATACTCAGATTCTTCATTTAAAAAATCTTGATTTTTTGAATGAATTTCTTCATATAAAGAACCAAGATTATTGATAAAGTCTTGCGAAATTTTAGACATGGTTATAGATTTAATACCTTTTTATAAAGATATTTATAAAAATCAACCTGCAGGTTTTGATTTTACACCAAGTGCCTTATTACGAGCAGCGTCAGATTGTCTTGCCTTAGCAAGATTCTTAGCAGCATTCGCCGCATCAGATTTCTTATACGCACCAGCAAATAAAGATCTACCAATTCTTTCTAATGGATTAGAAGAAGTCTTAGCAAGTGACTGAGCACTTGGGCCCGCTTTATAAACTGCTTTGCCACCTTTATATGCAAGATGTCCCGCAACAGATTGACCACCTCTTTGAACTACACCAGTTTTAGCAAGTTGAACTGTTTTTCTTTGTGCTCCAGTTCCTGTAGTCATTGTATTCTTTTTGGTGTCAAAACTGGTAGGACCACCAATACCTTTAATTGCGGTTCCTGATTGACGTTGACGATTTGCAGTTGCCATTGATTTTCTTTCTTTAGCATTTGCTCCAGCAACAGTGTCAAACGCCTTTTCAGCGGCTGCAGCACCTGCTGCTTGCCCAGCGAATCCACCAATAGCAGTCCCTGCACCTGGAGCAACTGCTGTACCAGCAGCACCACCAGCAAGACCACCTAAAACAGTTCCAGTAGCAACTGTAGCGCCCTTAGCGAGGGATCTTGCCCATCCAGAACCCTTCATTTTTTCATCTGCAGTTCCAAGAGCTGCGGAAATTGCGCCACCAGATTTCAATCCTGGAATCTTAGTTGGTTTCGTAATCATTGGTGGTTTTCCACCAGATGGTGGTTTTCCACCACCTCCAGATGATCCTCCATCTGGTTTTGGTGGTTTTGGATTAGATGCTCTTTCTGTTGCTTTTCTTTGTTCAATTTCCGCTTCATTTCTAGCTGCATCTCCAGGTCTACCAACATTAGTTCCCGGAATACTCAATTGTCCTTTACTAGATGATGGTGGTGTAGGTTTTGGATCATCATACCCATATAATTTACTTTTTTTTAAAATACTTCCCTTTTCATGTGCAATAGGATCAGTTGCAGTAAATGGGATTTTTTTAGGATTTCTAAAATCTTGCGGTTTATCACTACGAGTAAATAAATTTCCTTGAACTTCTGCTTCATTCAAATATGATTCGTGCAAAAACTGACTAAAAGACTTCATGTTTCTTTCTTACTTTTTAGTTATTTATAAAAAAAGAGGGTGGTTAGACCCTCTATCATTATATTTTATTATTTAAAATCAAGATTCGATAGAATCAAGAATTTGAGTTTTCCACTCTTCACTCATGTTTGCCATGATTTGAAGTGCAGATTCTTCAGTATCAGCATAACCTTCATCGATCAGGTGTCCCAATACAACATCAAATGGATCAAAATGTGCCAATTGAGTGCTTACGACATTTTGTCCTGCTTGGCGCATTTGAGATGCTAGTCTCAGTTTTTGTAATTCTACTCTCTGCTGTGCAAGAGATTGTCTTGCTGGAGCATTTAATGTGCCAGTTCCAGACAATCCAGGTAGATTGGGAACTGGTGCAACAGCAGGTTTAGGTACGCCTGCAGGTGCTGTAGCGGGTCTTGCTGGTGCTTGTGCAGCAGGTCTAGCAGCAGGAGCGGGTCTTGCTGGTGCTTGTGCAGCAGGTCTAGCAGTTGCTGCTGGTCTAATTGGAGTATTGCCACCAGTTGTAGGACCGCCAGCACTTCCTTGTCTTGGAGTCCCTACCTGAGATGCTCTTGCTCTTGCTGCTTGCTGAAGTTCTGCTCCCCTATATCCAACACCCAATCCACCCAATCCACCAATTTGTGGTCTTGAAACTGCAGTTCCTCTACCAGTTTGTTGAGGAGTTCCAGCATTCATTGGGCGAGCAAATCTTGACTGATATGGTGCATTAGAAATTGGTCTATTTCCCCCAGGATTAATGGGAATTTCCGAAATATATTCTTCATACATATCTTCCCAAGTAAATTCACTCAGATCATAACCTTCTTCTACGAGTGAGTTTACCCAGTTCTCAACTTCTTCCCAAACTTGCTCTTCAGTAAGTTCTTGTGGAGCATAAACATTATTATATGCTTCCATCATATTGAAAGCATCAGATCCAGTAATTCTAGACATTTGTTACTTTTTTTTCTTTTATAGTTTTATTTATAAAAAAAGAGGGTCCAAAGACCCCCTCACACATTCAATAAACATCGTTACTTTTTGAATCTTTCCAAACATAAGAGTAATCATAATCTCCAAATAAAAAAAGATCAGATTCTGCAGCATCTTTATATGCGTTCAGGAGTTCCTGTTCACACCATTCATCATAATTAGAATCATCTTTAAGTATTTTAGGATTCATTTTTTAAAAATCTACCATTAGAATCTCTAGGAAGTTTTTTTCTTTTACCTTCTGCCCATACCTTCTTCATAGATTCTCTTTTTCTTTCTATTTCTTCTGGACTTTGTTTTCCAGGTCTCCCCCTTCTATGTGAAGACAATGAGCATTTTTTCTTTATTTCTGGGGTTCTTTCATAAGGTTCATATAAATTTTTATATTGTTTCGGTGGTTTATCTCCACCATCAGTTTTATTTTCTAGTATTCCAGTTCCATTATTTAATCTACCCCACTGAGAAATTAATTTAATCTCTTCATTGAGAGCAGTTTCTTCATCAACATTCTGTAAAGGAAAAGTTACTCTTTCAATTGGAGGAATTTCTACACTATGAGACTTTTGTTTCCAACGATTATCTTTCCCCTTACCAACATAGTAAGGGGTCCCATCTTCTCTCAAATAAACATAAACATAATAGTTCATAATTGAAATCCAGCAAAAGTGTCTTTATTGACATCTTGCTTAATACCACCAACTACGTAACTCTCTACTTCCGTTTCCTGGGGTGCGACTTGCAATCCTTTAGATTCAATCCAATGAGAGGTCCAAGGAAGTGGATTGTTCTTTGCTGGAATATCATAAAGTGGGCGAAGACCAATCGCTTTCATTCTACGATTAGCAATCCATTCAACATACTGCTGTAACAGTTTGTCATTGAGACCAATCATCGAACCATCCTTGAACAGATATTCTGCCCAAAGTTTTTCTTGATTGACTGCACTCTCAAAGGTCTTGTAGACCCACTGCTCTTCTTCTTTGGAAATACGTGCCATCTCAGGGTCATCACCTTCCTTCCACTTGTTCAGAATGTTTTGGGTGATTACCAAGTGTTGATTCTCATCACGAGCAATCAGTGAGATGATTTTTGCACTTCCTTCCATAAGTTTGAGTTCGCCAAATGCAAAACTGCAAGCAAAACTGACGTAAAAGCGAATACCTTCAAGAATATTAACGTTTGCAACTGCTCTGAAAAGTTTACGTTTGAGTTCATACCTTTCTGCCTGTGCGTAAGGAACTTGTTCTTGGGCGTGTTTCCAAAGTTCAGAAGTCCCATAATTTTGAGCACTATTGATGAAGTCATTATATGCCTCAGTCACACTGACGGCACGTTCCATAATACGATCCTCTTTTAGAATCGTATCAAATACTTCAGAAGGATCTGAATAGACATTCTTAATAATATATGTGTATGAGCGGGAGTGGATCATCTCCATAAACTCCCAAACCTTCATACATGCTTCCAGTTCGGGAAGTGAACAGTATGGTGCAAATGCCATACCAGGTCCGCGACCCTGAACAGAGTCCAGCATAACCTGATATTTCAGGTTGCTGGTGAAAATATGCTTTTGTTCTGGACGAAGAGATTGATAATCTCCACGATCCTTTTGGAGGGAGACCTCCTCAGGTCTCCAGAAGTATCCTAGTTGTTGTGTTGTGAGTTTATCAAAGATTGGATACTTATAAGAATCATATCTCTGAATTCCAAGAGGTTGACCAAAAAACATTGGTTGTTTCTTAGTATCAACCTCCTCAGAATTGAAAACGGTCATTTGATTAATCACTCGCACATCCTCTAAACCTGTTTTAAATCTTACAAGACTCACAATCTTCCTCCTCTGAATCTAGAATATCGGAAATTAAATTTTCAAGAGACTGTTTGGTTTCCTCAACCTCATCAGTCTTATGGTCATAAGTATTTTGATAGTAACTGGTTTTCCAGCCGTACTTATATGTAGTCAAAAGGTCTTGTGCCATTACTGAAGTAGGAACTTCATTATCTGGGTAATTTTCTGGATTATAAGACCAGTTCCCAGAAATCGCTTGATCAAAGAATTTTTGCATAACAGCAACAATATGAATGTACCCACGATTGCTAGGCATATCCCAAAGAAGCGTATAATTGTTCTTAAGAGTTTGATACTGGGGAACAATTTGCTTGAGTGGTCCCTTCTTTGACTTCTTAATGGACAAGTATCCGCGAGGTGGTTCGATTCCGTTTGTTGCATTTGACACAACGGAACTGCTCTCCGAAGGCATCTGTGCGGACAATGTTGAGTTCCGTACACCGTACTGCTTAACCTGCTCCCTAAGACTCTCCCAATCATACTTTAGATTATTTGGTACAAGTTCATCAACATCTTTCTTATAAGTATCAATTGGTAGAATTCCATTACCATACTTAGTTCTATCAGAATACTCACAAGCACCCTTCTCTTTAGCAAGATTGACGGTTGCCTGAATTAGATAATACTGAAATGCTTCAGTAAGGTCGTGAACCAGTTGCCAAGCACCAGGATCATCATAATTCTGACCGTGCTTGGCAAGATAATGTGCCAGACCAATAAATCCTACTCCAAGTGAACGACGTGCCCTGGTGGCGATTTCTGCCGCCTTTACGGGGTAACCTTGAAAATCAATCAGTTCATCAAGGGAACGAACAGAAAGATCGCAAAGTGCCTCCAACTCATCATTCGATTTGAGTTTACCTACATTAACAGCAGAAAGGATGCAAAGA